CGGATCCCCTAAAGTTCAGTTCTTTAAGAACTATCTGATGCCTTCGGGAGTAAACGGAACCCCAACAATTGAACCTTTAAACAACGTAGGACCTAATTTAAACGATCCTGCTCCTCTTGCATACTTCTTCGATAAGCTGATTAACGAATCTAAAGTTCCAAATTCTAGATTTACTGGGCCAGACGGAGGAACAATGGGAAAATATGCCAATGCGGCTGAAGGACTTGATAAGCAAGAAATTAGATTTGCCAAGTTCATCAATAGGCTAAGGACAGCCTTCCAGGATGTCCTAGTTAAGCCACTCTGGATCCAGATGTGTAAGGATTTTCCTGAACTGGAGAAAGACTACATGTTTAAGTCTCAGCTTGGTCTAGACTTCGTTTCTGATAACCCATTCAAGAGAAATCAAGAGATGGAGATCATCCTAAAGAAGAAAGAATCAGTTGACAAGTTAATTTCGCTAACTGACGACACCGGGGGAGGATTCTTCTCAGTTCCTTATCTGGTGGAAAACTATCTTGGTCTAAGTGCAGACGACATCAAGGCAAACGCAGAAGCAATTAAAAAGGCCGAGGATAAGAAGAAAAAAGAGGGAAAAGAGGGAGAAGCCCCAGCGGAAGGAGCAGCACCAGCAGCACCAGCGGCGCCAGCAGCTCCAGCTCCGGCACCAGCAACCTAAGATAAAGAGAAGAAATGGCAGGTTTTTTAGACGCAAATCCACAGAATAGGTTCCTAACCCAGATCTATAAGAATTTAAGTAAAATTGGAAAATTTGGGATGCAGTACGAGGACATGGTCATTCGTAATTCTCAGGCTATCGGTGAGACCGAATCCCAGATGTTTTCTGAAGAGGGAACAGGATTCACCAACGACAGTGCTTACTACTGGACTCTTGGATATCAGGACACCAAGATTAGAAAGTATATCGCCTACTTCGACAAGGACTACCTTGGCAAGAGGGACTTTCTTAGGAAATTCTCTTTAAACGGCGAGATTGATTTTATCCTGGAGACGATTACTGATGAAGCAATCAACTACGACGATAAGAACTTCTTTGCCTATCCAGCTCTGAACAATATAGATCTAAAAGATAAGATCTTGGATAAGGTCCAGGAGAACTTCAAGACGATCTACATGTTATATGCTTTCCAGCAGAACAACCTTGCCTGGCAGCTATTTAAGCAGTTCTTGATCGACGGATTCCTAGCATTTGAAATTGTCTATTCCACCGATGGAAAGAAGATAGTTGGATTTAAGGAACTTGACCCAACTTCACTTCAGCCCTCCACCGAGAAAGCACCGGACGGATCCTTTGAACAGATCTGGATCCAGTATCCGAAAGACAATCAGCTTACTAGAAGACTAAAATCTGAACAGATCATCTACATCTCATATGCTAAGGGAAATGCTATTTCGAGAGTTAGCTACGTCGAGAGACTAATTAGATCCTATAATATACTAAGAGTAATGGAGAACACAAGGGTCATCTGGAACGTGATGAACGCTTCTTATAGACTTAAGTTTGTCATCCCGGTTGGATCCCAGTCTCAGCAGAAAGCAATGCAAACTCTGGGTCAGTTAATGTCTTCCTATAAAGAAGAAGTTTCTATCAACGACACCTCAGGAGAACTTCTAGTGAACGGAACTCCTAAGATTCAGTTCTATAAGAACTACCTATTCCCTGAAAAAGATGGGGTTTCTCCTCAGATAGATGTTCTAAATGCCAACGGTCCAGACTTTAACGTCATGGAAAATGTCATCTACTTCTACAATAAATTAAAGTTAGACTCTAAGATTCCTTATGCTAGATTTGCTGGCAGAGGAGCAGCCCCAGCCAACTATCAGATCTCTATCGATCAGTTGGAAAGGGACGAGATCAGATTTGAAAAGTTCTTGATTAGACTTAGATCCATCTTCCAGGAAATTGTAGTTAAACCTCTGTACATCCAGATGTGTCTAGATTTTCCTGAGCTTTCTAAAGACCGTAAGTTTAAAGCAGATTTAGGTCTAGAATACTACAGCGAAAATCAGTTCCAGAAGCTACTAGATCTTGCCCATTTAACTAAGGCGACCGACTTTATTACCTCTGTTGGAGAAATTAAGATGAAAGTCGGGGAAGAAGAAAAACCCTATTTCGACAAGGATTTCTTGATCAGAAGATTCCTCCCTCTCACTAAAGACGAGTTCGATAAGAACAAGGTGTTCAAGGAGAAAGAATCCGAAGAAGCAGAGAAGGCCAAGAAAGAAGGCGGAGGGGAAGCAGCAGCAGGGGAAGCATTCACCCTTTAATCGAGACCGTATATTCATGTAAGATATCCTCTACATGAAAAAAGAACTCAGAGTCCTACTAGCCGTCGAGTCCCTAACTGGGAACGGATCACAGAAAGAAAAACAAAAACTAATTTCCGATAATTTATCGGAAGAGATGCTCTACATTCTAGACGTCTGCTTTAATCCTTTTATCACGACAAAGCTTCATAAATTGGAGATGTCTAATGAGATCATCGAGGAAGAATTTCCTGGATTTGAGACTTTTAAGGATTTGGTGGAAGATCTAAAAAAAGCTCCGGCAGCCAACGACGCCCTCAGGGCCAGAGCAAATCACCTCATCAACTGCACAATCAAGGAGGAAGACCTTGCAGAAGACATCAACCTTAGGATCATTTTGATGAAGATTCTCACCAAGAGGATGAATATCGGAATCGGTGCTAAGCTGATCAACAAGGCGATAGGAAGAGAGCTAATCCCTGATCCTTCCCTAATGCTGGCTTCTGACGATCAGAAGGAGATAGTAGGATGGGATAAGATTTACTGTGAGGAGAAGTACGACGGGGTCCGTGTGATAGCTAAAGGGAACATGAATGGCTTTCAATTCTACACTAGGGCTTTCAACGAATTAGACAAGGCTAAGCTGTCCGGAATCGAGTCCGACCTAATTAAAGTTCTTCGCGATTCTGGGACCACTCACGACGTCTTCTTCGACGGAGAGCTCACCGATCTAAACCGAAAGTCTGTTTCTGGAAAGGTCACTCAGATTTTAAAGGGAACTGCCCCTGACGACATCGACAAGGGATTTATCTTCAACGTCTTTGATGTTGAAAAGCCGGAGGTTCTGGAGTCCGGAAAGGGAAGTACCCCCTATCTCAAGAGAAGACAGGACTTAGAATCTCTTCTTGGATTTCTCCCCGCGAACAGCTCAATTAAGCTCGCCCGACAGTGGGTGGCAGACACGATGGAGGAAGTTCACGGAATCTACGATCAAATAATTTCTCTGGGCGGAGAAGGGGTTATCCTCAAGTGTTCAGACCACGTCTACGAGTGTAAGAGAAGCAGAAATTGGGTGAAGCTAAAGCAGATCCAAGACTGTGATCTAGAAATAGTCGGATGGTACCCTGGAGAGGGCAAGAGGGAAGGCTACATCGGAGGGTTAATCTGCACAGATGCAAGCAGAACTCTAGAAGTTAGAATTGGATCTGGATTCACAGATGCAGATCTAAAGTCTCTGAGCCAGAATGCAGACGATCTTATAGGCAGAATAACAGCAGTCCAGTACAACGAGACCATCACCGATAAGTTCGGAGGACGCAGTTTATTCTTACCCCGCTTCATCGAAATCAGAAGCGATAAGAATTTACCAGATGATATGTCTAGCATGTTCTAAAAACAGAAACTAACGGTCCCCAGAACACTATAATTAAAGATTATGATCCAAGATCTATTAACAGAAAAATTAAGACCCAAAGAGATTAGACACATGATCCTCCCCCCGAGGATTAGGTCTCTCTTTGAAAATAAAGGGTTGAACCACAACGTCCTGTTGGCGGGTTCCCCTGGATGTGGAAAAACAACCCTAGCTAAGATTTTAGCCAAGGACTTACCTCACATCTTCATCAACGTCTCCGACGAGAGCTCGGTGGACACCATCAGAAATAAGATCAACGACTTCTGCTCTAACATCTCCGTCTTGGACGGAAAATCTTCCAAGAAGGTTGTTATCCTGGATGAGTTTGACGGAGCATCGGATCAGTTCTACAAAGCACTGAGAGGAACCATCGAGAAGTTTGCAGGAAACACTAGATTCGTGGCAACGTGTAACTGGATCAATAAGGTTCCAGAAGCCATCCAGAGTAGATTCGAGGTCATCAACTTCGATCCGTCTAATCCTGAAGAGGAAGAGATGATTAAAGACGAGTGGAGATCTAGGGTTAATCTAATTCTGGGCAAGCTCGGAATCACGATCGACCAAGAGTCTTTGGTTGCCTTCGAGAGAGAATACTTCCCCGATTTTAGATCTGCCCTGAACAGGATTCAGTCTTGGACCATCGAGGGAATCACTAAGATCGACCTGTCCAAAGTTAAGGAGGCCAATTGGTCGTACGAGGACTTGTACAAGATGATTGTAGAATCTAAAGATCCTGTTAAAAACTATCAGACAATCGTGGGACAGTACTCAACTAAGGTGGATGACGTCATGACCTCACTGGGAGAAGAGTTTATCAACTGGATTGTGAAGAACCATCCGGATAAAACAAAGAT